CTATGAGTCGCGTAGTTCTTCTTGCGCGGTTGTGGCTAATCGCGCTCGCGGATGAGATTCAATGGCGTGTCAAGAGGACTCTCGCTCGCGTAGCAAGAGTAATACTTCACGCCTTATAGATAGTCAGCGGACACCCTCGCATCAAATCATGGTGCGGGGGTTTTCCCCTGCGCCATACCACAATTTTCTATGGATGTCAAGCCCCGTTTTGGGGCTTTTTTTATGCTCGCGCCCTAGGCTACCCCAGGGTTTTTTAGCACCACCCCCCACCCACCCCCCACTATCAGCTAAAAAATTTTCACCAGAAACATAGCTCTGACCAGCAGTTTTGTTAAACCAAGAAAAAAAGTTTGATTTGCCTCTTGAAACACGCCGATGCTCTAGCCCCCTATATAAGTGTAACGGCGAAGTTCCACTGAGCCGTAAACGGCAGGCTAAATGCCTGCCGAGATAACTTATATGCTTTGGTGGGGATACCTTTGTCCAGACCCCTGTGGACCCCTACAGACCCTGGAGATGACTTGGAAAGAAACCTAACCCCAGAAGAAGCCAGAAAAGAATTAATCAGCTTGGTACGCCAAGGGCGCACCATCGCTGATGCCCTGAAAGTTGTTGGTCGCTCTCGCTCTTGGTACGACACACAACGGCGCGAAGCTGAAGGCTTCGCTGCTTATATAGACAATGCTCGGTTAAGAACCTCTGACCTGGCTGAAGACGCTCGCTCTGGTCTAAACGACTTCGCGAGCTTTTCTGAGAAATACCTGGGAGCTAAAGTTTGGGACCACATGCTTAACGTGGTCGATATGTTGGAAGGTAAGGAACCTCGCTGGATACATCCAGCAATGACTTACGAAAAAGGGTCGGCGGGTTTATCCCGCCTCTTGGTAAATGTTCCACCAAACCATGCCAAGACCATGACCATCACCATAAACTACGTGACTTACCGCGTAGTTAAAAACCCCAACATCAATGTAATCGTTATTTCTAAAACCCAGGAACAAGCCAAGAAGTTCCTCTACGGTATTAAGCAAAGATTGACCCATCCTCGGTATGCAGACCTACAGGCAGCCTTTGGTCCTACCGACGGGTATAAAGCAACCGCTGACCAGTGGTCAGCTAACAAGATTTACCTAGGTGCTGATGTCCGTGACACAGATGCCAAAGACCCTACTGTTGAAGCTATCGGTATGGGTGGTCAAGTCTATGGAGCACGTGCTGACTTAATCGTGCTAGACGACGTTGTCACGTTGTCCAATGCCAATGAATGGGCTAAGCAGCAGGAATGGATTCGACAGGAAGTTGCCTCTCGTCTTCCACCAGGCGGAGGGCAGCTTCTTGTTGTTGGAACCCGCGTCGCAGCTGTAGACCTTTATAAAGAATTACGCAACCCACAGCATTACACGGACGGAATCGTACCGTGGTCATATTTGTCCATGCCTGCCGTATTAGAATACGCAGACAATCCGAAGGATTGGAAAACCCTTTGGGCTAAGTCAGAGCAACCACTTACTGAGGATGACTCCCCAGATGAGAATGGTTACTTCGACCGATGGACTGGACCGCGTCTAACTGCGGTCCGTAACGAGGCTGGTCCATCCAAATGGTCTTTGGTTTACCAGAACCTTGATATCGCAGAAAATGCAATCTTCGACCCGATATGCGTCAGAGGCGCAGTAAACGGAATGAGAAAAGCGGGTCCGTTGGTTGCAGGCGCTGCTGGTCATCCAGACTCTCCTGGTAACTTTTATAGAGTTATCGGTATTGACCCTGCTATGACTGGTGATACCGCAGCAGTTGCCTACGCAGTTGACCGAAGAACACACAAGCGCTATGTCATGGACGTACACGTCATGAGCAGCCCCACACCTTTGGCAATTCGTACTCTGATTAAGGAATGGACCGATGCGTATAAACCGCATACAGTCATCGTTGAGTCAAATGCTTTCCAACTTTTCTTGACCCAAGACGAGGAGATTAGAAACTTCTTGTCAACTCGCGGTATTTCATACCGCCCACACTACACAGGTAATAATAAACAAGACCCAGAGTTTGGTGTAGCTTCTCTGGCTCCGTTGTTTGGAACCGTCATTAAGCGAGATGGCAACAACAACAACTTGAAACATGCTGGTGATAACTTAATTGAATTACCAGACAGCTCAAGAAATGAACATGTAAAGAAGCTTGTAGAGCAATTGGTTGTTTGGCAACCAGGAGTACAAGGCAAGAAGCTCAAGATGGACGCTGTGATGGCGCTCTGGTTCTGTGAGATTGTAGCCCGCGATACTTTACTAACAGCTTCGAATGTACCGAACTTCTTACATAATGAGTTCACATCTCAAGCAGATGTTGAAAACAGGTACATAATTAACCTAGATGATTTAGCTGCTGCACAGCGAATAGCGAGATTGTGATAATGAGAGAACTTGTACATGCATATGAGCAATTAAAAGCTCGTAATGCCGAACGTGATAAGCGTATGCGCGAAGTCGCATTAGTTCGTGCTGGTAATGCAGACCAAGTGTTCAAGGGCTTGTTCCCTTCAGGCACATGGTCTAAGCCGATTATCGCCAACCTTATTGAGGTTGTTGGTCGAGATGTCGCTGAGCAAGCAGGTGTTCTACCTACCATTACAGCTGCTGGGGATTCATCTCTCGATGATAACCAGCGTACTAAAGCCGACAAGAGAACTAAGATTGCTAACTATTACGTAGCATCCTCACGACTTGGTACGGAACTACTGCGTGGCGCAGACCAGTTGGGTACTTACGGATTTTGTGTTTTCCGCGTTGAACCCAACTTTAAAGAAAGTAGACCCCACATCCATGTAGAAAACTCCATGGGTGCATATTACGATGTTGATAGATTCGGTGAAGTACAGGTGTACTGCCGTTCTTATTATCGTAAAGCGGGAGATTTAGCAGCACACTTCCCAGAACATGCTGAGAAGATTTTAAAACCAGGTCAGTTCGGACAACGAGCAGACGAGAATCAACTTATTGAAGTTGTTCGCTGGACAGATAAGAACCGAACAGTAATGTTCATTCCAAGCAGAGCAGGTGTTGTACTTGCGGAAACAGCCAATAGGCTCGGTAGAGTCCCAGTTGCGATTGCTCAACGCCCTTCACTCGATGGCGAAATACGAGGAGCGTTCGACGACGTACTACCTGTATACGCTGCTAAAGCGCGTCTTGCTCTACTTACCATGGAAGCTGTTCAAAAATCTGTTGAAGCTCCTCTTGCTCTTCCTACTGACGTTTCTCAAATGTCTGTGGGACCTGATGCGGTTATTCGTTCTAACTCTCCTGAAAAAATTCGTCGTGTAAACCTAGACGTACCACAGTTTGCATTTGCTGAGAACAATGTTCTAGCAGATGAAATGAAGTTGGGAACACGTTTCCCACAAGCACGTGCAGGTCAAGCAGAAGGTTCTATCGTAACTGGTCAAGGTGTCAAGGCACTTATGGCTGGATTCGATTCACAAATCAAAGTAATCCAATCAATCTTGGGTGAAGCTATCGGCGAAGCAATCTCAATTGCTTTCGCAACCGATGACACATACTTTGCTGATGTAACTCGTGAAGTATCTGCAACCGCTAACGGCGTTCCATACAAATTAAAATACAGACCATCAAGCGATATCAACGGCAATCATGGTGTAACAGTTGAATACGGCTTGATGGCAGGACTTGACCCTAACCGAGCATTGGTGTGGGGTCTTCAAGCTAGAGGCGACAAGCTAATCTCACGAGGAATGCTACGTCGTAACTTACCGATTTCGCTCAACGCTGGAGAAGAAGAGCGAGCAATTGACATTGAAGAGATGCGTGACAGCCTAAAGGCTTCCATGGCACAGCTTGCACAAGCGATTCCAATGATGGTTTCGCAAGGACAAGACCCAATGTCACTTGTTGAAAAGATGGCAACAGTCATTGACGAACGTAAGAAAGGCACACCGCTAGAAGATGCGGTTGCTAAAGCGTTCAAGCCAGAACCAGCACCACAAACGCCCGAAGCGCCAGAGATGGCGCAACCAGGGGCTCCTGAAGAATTAGGTGGAGCAATGCCACAGATGCCTCAGGGTAGACCAGCAATGCAGGAACTGCTAGCAGGTCTTACTGGTTCAGGCAATCCAGTACTCGCAGGTCGAGTAACTCGTCAAATCCCAGCATAACAAGGAGAAAATAATGTTCGGAAAGCAAGGAAAAGCTGCTAAGGCTCCAGTACATCCAGGACACCAGGGCAAGAAGAATGGTGGCAAGGGTGTTGGACTAGGCGCAATCGAAAAGCCAAAAGCACCAAAAGGTATCAAGGGCAACAACAACAAGCTTAAGTAAAGGATAGCAATGGCGAAGAAGGGTAAATCACCCAGGAAGTTCCGCCAAGCTAGAGCAGCTGCTAAACCCGCTGCAAAAGCAGCATTTCCTGGAAAAGTAAAAGCGTATCGCAAAGACATTACAGGCAAACTATCTGCTGAAGATAGAATGGCTCTTAAG